GCCTCAGGAACAAATTCTGTCGAAACAGGTGTAGGTGGTGCTGGTGGTGCAGGTGCTACAGAAGGCTCAACTTCGATTTATGATTGGGAGGCCGCAGATGGCTCAACTGAAACTATGCACATTGATGGTGGTGGATTAGTATTCAGTTCGGGTGGTGGAGGCGCAGGACAAACCACAGCCGCATCTGGTGGAACTAGAGCTGGAGATGGAGTAACTCCGAATAATACTGCAAACGCAGGTACTGCAAACTCTGGTGGCGGTGGTGGTGGAGGCGCTACAACAGGTGGTGCTGGTGGTTCAGGTATAGTTATTATAAGATATGAAGATTAGGAAAATATAAATGGCTCATTTCGCAAAATTAGGTTACGACATTATTTTACAAGAAGATGGTTCTTCGTTTATGCACGAAAACGAAACAGGTCGATCTTCGGGTAAACTAGGTTTGGAATCTGATCAAAATATTGTAAAAGAAATTATTGTTACTGAACAAGATATGGTAAATTCAGGTTCTATTGGTGATAGTTTTCTATGGGTACAAACATCATTCAATAATAGTTTTAGACAAAGATATGCACAAAAAGATGGTATATATGATAGAACAAAAGATGTATTTATACCTAAACAACCTTACGATTCTTGGACATTAGATGTCAATAATGAATGGCAACCACCAACTGCTATGCCTCTTGATGGAAAAGTCTACACTTGGAACGAAGCAAATCAAGAATGGGATTATGTTGCACACTAATATATAAAAACATAAATATACATACAACTATAGTATATTAAGGAAAGAATATGGCAAAACCACAATCAAGACGAGAATTAAGAGAACATTGTCTTAGAACTCTTGGAAAACCTGTAATAGATATCAATGTTGATGAAGATCAATTAGAAGATCGCATTGATGATGCATTACAATATTTTTCCGAGTATCACTTTGATGGTGTAGAACGAGTATATGATCAACATCAAATTACGGCTGCAGATGTAACGAATCAGTATATTGCTGTTCCTGACCCTGTTGTTAGTGTTACTAGAGTTCTTCCTATTAGTGACGCAAGTACAATCAATATGTTTGATGTTCGATATCAATTACGTTTAAATGAATTTTATGATTTCTCAAGTGTTTCTATTCAATACTACGATACTGTAATGAAACATATGAGAATGTTAGATATGTTATTTGCAGGTGAACACCCAATCGAGTTTAATCGAAAACAAAATAGATTATACATTAATGGATTTGAATGGGGAACAGATTTAAAAGCAGATAACTATATTATCATTGAATCGTTTCGTAGATTAGACCCAAATACATATACAGAAATATACAACGATATGTTTCTCAAAGAATATACTACTGCATTGTTTAAACTTCAATGGGGTACAAATCTAAGTAAGTTTGATGGCATACAATTACCCGGAGGTGCTACTTTAAACGGTAGACAAATTGTTGATGATGCCAAAGAGGAGATTCAAAGGATAAAAGAACAGATGAGTTTAAATCATGAGCTTCCTGTTGACTTCATGGTAGGGTAAAAAATGGCCACTAATACTTTCATAAACAATCTTGCAATTACCGAAGAACAAAGACTGATAGAAGAACTTACTATCGAGTCTATTAGAATGTATGGACATGATGTCTATTATATTCCACGTGCCACAGTAAATGAAGATCCAATCTTCGGTGAAGATCCAACTCAAAAATACGAACAAGCATTTTCTATCGAAGCATACATTCAAAATGTAGATGGCTTTGAAGGCGAAGGCGATTTTGTTGGAAGATTTGGATTAGAGATTCGTGATAGTATTACATTTGCAATCGCAAGAAGAAGATTTGAAGAAACGATTACAACAAACACAATACCTCTCGAAGGTGATTTGATTTATTTTCCATTAAGTAAAGGCCTATTCGAGATTAAATTCGTAGAACACGAAAACCCATTCTATCAGTTAGGTAAACTTCACACTTATCAAATCAGTTGCGACCTCTTTAGATACTCACAAGAAACAATTGATGTTGGTATCGCAGAGATTGATTCTGTCGAGAAAGAAAGTGGAGTTCTCAAGAAACTTGTATTCTTGGGTGATGAGATACGACAAGAAGATGGAAGTACTGATGTATATATTACGGGTGATAAATTACAAATCGAACATCTCACAACAAGTTTCATGTTATCAGAGGGCACTCCTGTTGGAAACTTTACTGTTGATGAGATTGTATATCAAGGTGCAACACAAGCGGCTGCAACTGCAACAGGTAAAGTTGTTTTTTGGGATGGTGATGATAGAACACTTAAAGTACAAGTTCAAACAGGTGAGTTTAAAGACGCAACAGATATGCACATTCTATTAAACGATACACTTGATGATGAGGATAGAGTACTCATGGAAGATGGAGATATTTTACAGATAGAAGATGTTGAATCCTTAGTAACTGGTGCATCAAGTGCGGCTGCATACGCAGTATTTACAGTTACAGACGAAACAGGAAATGTCACATCAGATGATGGTTCAGATTTTGAAACAAAAGCAGATTCCGTACTTGACTTCACAGAAGGCAATCCATTTGGTGAGTTTGGTAATCTAGATAATTTGGAGATTTAGTATGTTAGGTACAACTTTCTATCATGAAACATTACGAAAAGTAGTCGTTGGATTTGGAACACTATTCAATGAAATCTACATTCAAAGAAAAAATTCTTCTGGAACAGTTATATCAAAAGGTAGAGTTCCTTTTGCATATGGACCTAAAGAAAAGTTTATTGTTCGTATAAATCAAGACAGTTCAATCTCTGATGATGGTACAGAAGTACAAATGACACTTCCTCGAATAGGATTTGAGTTTACAGGTCTTGCGTATGATGCAGCCAGAAAACTAAACACACTTAATAAATTTCAAAAAGTAGGAACTGATGTTAGTCGTGTAAAATGGCAATACGAAAGAGTTCCTTATAATCTTGACTTCAATCTATATTGCATGGTCAAGAATACTGATGATGGTCTACAAATCATTGAACAGATACTTCCATACTTTACACCAGAGTTTAATATAACATTGAAAGATATGTATGATGATTTAGGAATAACTACTGATGTTCCTATTATATTAAATAGTGTAACAAACGAAGATGAGTATGAAGGTAACTTTGATACTAGACGAGTTCTTACATGGACATTAACATTTACTGCAAAAGCATTTCTATACAGTCCGACAAATGAAACTGGACTTATTAAGAAAGTTACTGTTCAATCTTACCCTCAAACTGAAGATACTACACCAGAGAGTAGAACAACAACTGAACCCGGAAAAGAACTTATTCGCCATGTTGTTGTACCAAGTCCAACTACTGCTGATGCAGATGATGATTATGGATACACAACAACAAGAACTGATTACTTTTTAGGACAAACTGGTGCAGATAATTATGATCCATTAGATCCTTCATAGGAATTAAATTATGAGTGAAAATGAAAGAAATGATCAAATAAGTGATGCGTTAGATATCGAGTTTGAATCAAATAAAATCATACCCATAAAAACAAAACAAATCGCAAAAGTAGAAGATCCGTCTATTGATATAAGTAATGATTATGTAGAGAGTAGAAAAAACTATTACGATTTAATAGAAAAAGGTCAAGAAGCAATAGATGGCATACTTGATTTTGCAAAAGAAAGTGAACACCCTAGAGCATATGAAGTGGCTGCACAGTTGATAAAAAATGTTTCAGAAGTCAACACACAACTTATCGACTTACAAAAGAAAATGCAAGATTTGAGAGATTCTAAAAGTATACCAAATAACGTGACAAACGCCATAGAAAATGCTGTGTTTGTTGGGAGTACAAGTGAATTACAAAAATTGATAAAGGGAAATAAAAATGAATCCAATTCCACCGATAGAGATTAGTCCATCATTATTAACTTGGGCTACAGCAATTATAAGTATTATTGTCGTACTTGCTATTCGAGACTTCGCAACCTCTTTTGTAAAAGGTATGAAGTTTAAATTAAGTAAAGATTTCAATCAAGGCGATCAAGTAGTTTTAGATGGAAAGAAAGCATTAATCATAAGTATAGGTGCAAAACAAACTATATTTCAATTATCAGATGATGATCACACATATCGTTGGAGATATGTACCAAATACAAGAATAGAAACACTAAAACTAGAAAAAGTTATATTCAAAGACAATGGAACTGGAGCAACCAATGCCAAAAAGTAGACCATACTTTACAGACATAGAAACCCTTGATTTTATATATGATGATCCTAAAAAGATAGATTATTTTTTTGCAGAATGTTCAGCACTTGCATACAAAGCATCTACTGTTGCAAAAAGAGAATATGCAAAAATTGGATTTAAAAGTCATAACTACTATAATGTAGAAGGTGCTCAATGTCATATGATATGGAATGATGATCATATTATTGTTGCATTTCGTGGAACAGAACCAAATAAGTTTAGTGATATTTCTGCTGACTTAGAAATCACAAAAGAAAAATCTATGTCTGGTGAAGGGTATGTTCATGAAGGATTCAAAGAAGAAGTAGATAAGTTATGGAAAAAACTTCAGAGTCGTTTTAAAAGAACAATCGAAGATGGTCATAGAACTGTCTGGATTTGTGGACACTCTCTAGGTGCAGCCATGGCAACGATATTTGCATCAAGAGTTGAACAAGTTTTTGACAATAGTATAAAACTATACACATATGGATCACCAAGATGTGGTGGTAAAAAGTTTATTAATTCTATTTCTAATATACCACACAAACGATTTGTAAATAATAATGATATTGTTACTTGTGTTCCTTCACGAATACGATTCAAACATCATGGAGTAAGACAATATATTACAAGTAATGGAAAAGTTGCAAGACTATCGAATTGGAGTAGATTCAAAGATAAAGTATCAGGGTTCTTTCGTGATTTAATCAAAGGTTCAATTGACTGGTTCTCTGATCATTCTATAGAAGAATATTCAAGTAAACTTAAAAACGTATGGAAAAGTAATACAAAATTTATAGAGGTATAAACAACATGATAACGTGGATTACACTTAGCATATTAAGTGCAGTTGTAGGTTCTACATTTTATGAGTGGTGGGAAGATACTAAAATGGGTGCATGGTTTAATAGAAAGTTCGACAATGCATTAGACTGGGCTGCAAAAAGATATCATATAGATTCACTCAAGAAGGAAGATAAAGGTTTTAACAAACTTCCTGAAAGAGTCAAAGAAGCAGTATTGTATTATGAAAAGATTCAAAATGATAACAAATAACTTTTTTTAAGGAGAGGTAAATGTTTAAAAAACTCGCAACATCAATTTTTGTTATAGGAGCTATGATACTCGCTCCGATTGTGGCAAGTGCAGAAATCAAATTATATGGACAAGGTACTATGTATGGCCAAGATGGTAGTAAATCTACAGATGAATTACAATGGAAAAGTAAAGCAAGTCGTGTGGGTATCAAAGGTACACAAAAATTGAATGAGAATTTGAGTTTCTTCGGTAAAATCGAACTAGGTGTCGATCTCAATGCAAGTGGTGCTGATAGTACTGTGAGTGGGCGATATGGATATATCGGTCTAAATCACAAAGGTATTGGTTCAATTAGTGTTGGCCGAGTAAGAAGTATTTTTGATGAGTTTGTAAGTGGTAATTCTGATATCTTTACAGTAGTTGGTGCTGGTTCTTTACAAGCACCCGGAAGTAAAATATCTGAAACTTTGAAATTTGAAAGAAAGCTCATGGGCGCTGACGTTGCATTTCTCGCTCAAAGTAAATCAAACAGTAATGATGGTATTGATTTCTCAGAAATAGGTGCATTATGGAATGGCATAGGTGTTGTTCTTGCATCAGATGATGTAAACAGTAAAGATTACTATGGATTAGGTTATACACTTAAAATTCCTTTTGTGAAAAGTCTATCCTTAGGATCAACATATTCTGTATTGAAACAAAAAAGTTCTGCAGATGTAAAAGCAATTGAACTTTCCGCTAACTACAAACTAGGAGGTGATCTATCTGTTCTTGCGGCTCTTGGTGATACCAATGCAGCCAATGATGATGGATTTTTAGCATTAGGTGTAGAAAAGGGATTGGGAAAAAACGCAAAATTATTTGTAGAACTAGAAAGAGATCGTGATTCAGATGACAATACATACGCAGCAGGATTTAAATTGGTATTCTAAATGGTAGAAACTGTTGATACCTACTATGGTAACCCAAATTTAAAACGATCTAATGTACAAGTTAATTTTACTGAAGAACAAGTAAAAGAGTACATGAAATGTCAAGAAGATCCAATATACTTCATTCAGGAATATATTCAGATCGTTCATGTTGACAAAGGTCTTGTTCCATTCGACTTGTATGATTTTCAAGAAGATATGGTAAAGACTTTTCACGACAATCGTTTTGTAATTTGTAAGATGCCTAGACAATCAGGTAAATCAACAACTATTATTGCATACCTTCTACATTATCTTTTATTTAATGAGACTGTAAGTATTGCATTACTCGCTAATAAATCGCAGACGGCTAGGGAACTTCTTGGTCGTCTGCGACTAGCATACGAACATTTACCAAAGTGGTTACAACAAGGTATTCTATCTTGGAACAAAGGAAGTATTGAACTAGAAAATGGTTCTAAGATACTCGCAAGTGCAACGAGTTCAAGTGCAGTTCGTGGTGGTACATACAACATCATATTTCTTGATGAGTTTGCATTTGTTCCTCACAACTTCGCAGAAGAATTTTTCAGTTCTGTGTATCCTACTATAACTTCTGGTAAAACAACAAAAGTTTTTATGGTATCTACTCCTAACGGAATGAACTTATTCTATAAGATATGGATAGATGCCGAAGAAAAAAGAAATTCATATGTTCCTATTGATGTGCATTGGACTCAAGTTCCGGGTCGTGATCAAAAATGGAAAGAAGAAACGATTGCAAATACGAGTGAAGATCAGTTTCGTAAAGAGTTTGAAACTGAGTTCGTTGGTTCATCAAAGACTCTCATAGGTGGACACAAACTACGTTCACTTGCATACAAACCACCAATATTTTCTAAAGATGGTCTTGATGTATTTCATAAACCAGAAAAGAATCGTGCATACACATTAATCGCAGACGTTGCAAGAGGTGCAGGTCTAGATTATTCTGCATTTACGATTATAGATCATACAGAAATGCCATACAGAATTGTTGCAAAATATAGAGACAATGAAATATCACCCCTATTATATCCAAACGTAATCGCTCGGGCTGCTCGTGAATATGATAATGCAAGTATATTAATAGAAAATAATGATGTTGGTTTTCAAGTTGCAAGTATATTGCATTATGATATTGAATACGAACACATGATATCTACATCAATGAGAGGTCGTTCAGGTCAAAGAGTAACAGGTGGATTTGGCAGAAATTCTGCATTAGGTGTAAAAACTACACAACAAGTTAAAAGAATAGGTTGTTCTAATTTAAAAACAATCGTAGAAGAAGATAAACTTATTATAGAAGATTTTGATATCATATCAGAAATGACTACATTCTGTTCAAAAGGTAGTTCTTACGAAGCAGATGAAGGACATCATGATGATTTAGTAATGACACTTGTTCTTTTTTCATGGTTAACTACACAAGAATATTTTAAAGAATTAACGGACATAAATATTCGTAAAGAGATTTATGGACAACAAATGAATGACATTGAAGCAGATTTAACTCCGTTCGGCATTATAGATGATGGTATGAATGATGATTCTTTCGTTGATTCAAAAGGAAATCGTTGGACTACTGTTGAAATGAACAACAGAGGCTACGAAAACCCATCTTCACCTCTTTATTGGGGTTAGACCAAAAATCAAAATTTGATAAATATATTTAGAAATAGAGAAATCTAACTCGATCTAATACGATCTAATTCTGAATAAACTTTTTTTAGGAGATAAAACAATGCCTTTCGCATTAAGTCCAAGCGTAACGGTTGTTGAAAAGGATTTGACCACAATCATTCCTGCCGTTGCAACAACAAACGCAGCCTTTGCTGGTGTGTTTCAATGGGGTCCAGTGGACACTCCTGTTCTACTTTCTAACGAAGATGAACTGGTAAAAACATTTGGAGAACCTGACGCAAATACATACAAATATTTTTTTCAAGCCGCAAACTATCTTGCTTACAGTAACAATTTAAGAGTTGTCCGTGCGATAACTGGTAACGTAAATGCAACAAACGGTTCTGCTGGTCAATTAATCAAAAATGAAGAACATTATAATGCAAGTTTTTCTGCTGGTCAATCAAGTGCCATACCTATTACTGCAAAATATCCGGGTACTAAAGGTAACTCACTTAGAATATCATCTTGTGATACTTCAGCCGCATACTC